AAAAAACAAATAGATTCAGAGCCTGCGCCAGTTCAAGTTGGTCCTGACGGAAACCCAGTGGGTCAAGAACAAGCTACTCCGGAAGAATTTCCACCAGAAGATAATGTGACAGAAAAAGACACAACAGAATCCGAAACACCAGATTTAGATAATGTTGTACAAAAGTTTAGTAGAAAATTAATAAATAGATAATAAAAGGAATAACATGGACTCAAGACAATTTATAGATTTACTAGGAGCAGGAGAAAGTTCTGATGCTAAAGACGCATTAGGAGAATTGATTTCGTCTACTGCATTTGAAGCATTAAATTCTAGAAAACAAGAAATTGCTTCTACACTTTTTGGCGGAAATCAACCAGAACCTGAAATGCAAGAAGAAGCTAATGAAGTAACGCCTGAACAAGGTAAAAAAATGATGGATAGTGATGACCCTAATGTGTATAATAAAATAAAGAAAATACCAACACCAATAGTTCCTAAGAAAAAAGTAACCGACCCAGAGCCTAATACAACAGTAACAAAATGAAATTATTATCTGAGTTTAAAAATTTAATTGAACTAGAAGAGAAACAAGATTTCTCTAAATTTGATGCACTTATTCGTGCTGGATTAGGTAATAAGGCGCAAATTCAAAGATTGCATACCATATTAGGAAAAATGTCGGAAGAAAAACCTAATTTTTCAGTAGCAGACCGAGCAATCATTCAAAACATTTTTAATAAAATGGTGGATTTAATTACAAATAATTCACAAATTTTTAGACAAACTCGTAAAGCAGTTTCGGAAGAAATAGAAGAGCCAGAAATTATTAGTGAAGATGTACATAAAGAGCCACCTTTTATTTTATTACTGAAAAGAACTGCGGTAAGATTATATCCAGGTAATCTTAAAGTTGCAACATATCATAATCAAAAATTAGATAGAGATTTTGCAATACCATTTAAGACAACTGGTGCTGGAGATATACAATCAGAGGAAGTAGTTAACGAACAAGACATAGTAGAAAATGTAATGGACACTTTACATAAAATTGTAGATGGTAAATCTGCTCAGAAAGTTAAGTTCGCTACTGGCGAAACTCGTAAAGTTGACCAATATACAGCATCTGCAATAACACAAGTACATAAAGCACTTAATCCATTAAACAAAAAGAAATTTGCAGATATGGTTCATAAATCACCTGGTCATTTTTCTAAAGCATCAGATTTTGCATTCAGTAAAGCAAAATGAATTTTATTAATTTATTAATTGAGCATAAATATAATGAAGCAAAAGAAATAATTTATGCTCAATTGAATGAAATTTCTTCTAAGAAATTAGAGGAAATAAAACGCACTGTAGCAGCAGATATATATGAAGAAGTTGAAGTTGTAGATGAGGCTAATGTTCAAACTATAGGAAGAATTTCTAAAGTAAGAAGAAGAATAAGAAGAAATAAACAAGGAAGAATTGTACTTCAAAGAAATATAAGAAAGTCTGCAATAAAAGGTTTTAGAATTTCTGGAAATACAGTTAAGCGTATATCTGCAATATCAAGAATAAAGAAATCTAGGAAATTAAAAAAGTATTGGAACACAAAAGGAAGAGCAAAGTTAACTAGAACATTACTAAGAAGAAAAATGTCTATGCGGCGCCGAACCTCAATAGGAATAAAATAAAATGGCATTTGAAATAACAAACCAATTAAGAAGCCCTAGTATTATTAGGGTAGAAGGTGCTTCAACCGTAAATGTTAATATAAGTCAATTATCTACAAACACTGCATTAGAAACTGTAGTGTCTGCTAATATCAAACGCATCGCTTGGTCAACCGGCGGTAGCATAGTCGTTGGTAGACATGACGCAAGTAATACCTTAATAACTTTAGCCACATTATTTAATAGTGGGCAAATAAATTTTGATGAATTAGGTACTACTTTAGCCAATACTAATACAGGTAATGTTACAGTTACTATTAATACTAGCGGTACTGTTATATTAGAGGTGTCTAAAAATACAACTTATTCAACAGATTTGGACAGAACATAAAATGAAACTGATTACAGAAACTATAGAAAACGTCAAATACTTATTTGAAAAAACCGAAAGTGGAAAGAAAAATCTTTTCATTGAAGGTGTATTTCTTGTTGGCGAACAAGCCAATAAAAATCGTAGAGTATATAAAATGAATACTCTACGAGAAGAAGTTAATCGTTACACAAATGAATACATAACAACCAATCGGGCATTAGGTGAGTTAGGTCATCCAGATACTCCATCAATTAATCTTGAGAGAGTATCACATAAAATAATTTCATTAAAAGAAAACGGAAATGTATTCATAGGAAAAGCGCAAATTTTAGAAACTCCATATGGCAACATTGTAAAAAACTTCATTGATTCTGGTGTCAGTCTTGGTGTTTCTTCTAGAGGTATGGGTTCTTTAATTCCAGGAGAAGATGGAATTAACATTGTAGGTGAAGATTTTCGTTTAGCAACTGCGGCGGACATTGTTGCGGACCCATCTGCACCAGGTGCTTTTATAAATGGTATCATGGAAAACAAAGAATGGTTATTCGTTGAAGGTCGTTTTGTAGAAATTGATATTGATAGAACGAAACGAGAGATTCAGAAAGCCCCAAGAAAAGAAGTTGAAAAAGTAGCCGCACGGCTCTTTGAAAATTTTCTATCAAAACTTTAATTTTTATAAATAAATATACACAAAAGGAGATTCCTAATGGCTACAAATAAACTTTTAGAGGCGGCTGCTGAAATTCTTGCATCAGGCAAGGGTAAAAATGCTATGCCTCCAGAAAAGCTACCTGCAGAAATACATGATGCCGGCGGTCCAACACCAGAAAATGCTAAACCGGATGATGATTCTCACAAAATTACGCCGTCAACAAAAAGCGCAACCGCTCCTACAACTCATTCAACTAAAAAAGAAGAAGTTGAAGAAGAAGAATATGAATTAGATTTATCTGAAGATATTAATTCTTTATTCTCAGATGATGATACAATTTCTGAAGAATTTAAACAAAAAGTTACTACAATTTTTGAAGCTCGTGTCTATGACCGTGTTAAACAAATTGAAGAAAACATTGAAGAACAATATGCGTCCATGCTAGAAGAAGCCGTGGAAACAGTTAAAGAAGACTTAACCGAAAAAGTAAATGATTACATTTCTTATGTGGTTGAGCAATGGATGTCCGATAATGAAATCGCAATAGAAAAAGGAATTCGTTCCGAATTAACTGAAGATTTTATTTCTGGACTCCGTAATTTATTTGCAGAACACTATATTGATGTTCCTACAGATAAAGTAGATTTAGTTGATGAGTTGTCTAGTAAAGTTGATGAACTTGAAGATAAACTCAACGAAGAAGTAGAACGCTCAGTAGAATATCGTAAAGCTCTTACTGAAGCCTATAAAAATGAAGTTACCCGAGATGTGTGTGAAGGTTTAACAGATACACAAGTTGAAAAAATTAAAACACTCGCAGAGAGTGTGGATTTTTCTACAGAGGAAGAATACCAAGAAAAACTTGTAACTATCCGCGAAAATTATTTCCCATCTGGAGTAAAAAAGGCAGACGAAGCCCTACTTCACGAACAAGTAATTGACAATGGACAAGAAGAAATTAAACAGTCTAATGACCCATTCATTAATTCCATTGTTCAGTCAATTTCAAAAACAAACAGATTTTAATTAAACCAAGGAGACTCTAAATGTATCTTTCCGAAGACCTACAAAAAAAATGGGCACCTGTTCTAGAACACAGTGACCTTCCAAAAATTACTGATCCATACCGTCGTGCAGTTACTGCATTGGTGTTGGAAAATCAACAAACAGCTATGTTGAAAGAAGCTGGAATCAATGAAGTAGCAACTAATGCTGCAGGCACAGGTGGTTTTGGCGGTGGTGCTACTGCCACAGGCCCTGTTGCCGGTTTTGACCCAATTCTTATCAGTTTGGTTCGCCGTTCTTTACCTAATCTTATTGCATATGATGTTTGCGGTGTTCAGCCAATGACTGGACCTACAGGCATGATTTTTGCAATGCGTTCAATGTATGGTACTGACCGTGTGCCTTCAACAGGTACAGAAGCCTTCTACAACGAAGCTAATACAAACTTTTCTGCTGCTGGTGCTGCTCTTAACCAACAAACATTTGGATTAAAAGCAAGTACATCCGATCGTCTATATGGCGTTTTTGATGCTAACACATCTACAGGACTTGTAACAGCTTCTGGTGAAGGTGACGCATTCCAAGAAATGGGTTTCTCAATTGAGAAAGTTACTGTTACTGCTAAAACTCGTCAGTTAAAAGCAGAATACACAATGGAACTTGCACAAGACTTGAAAGCAGTTCACGGATTAGATGCAGAAACTGAATTAAGTAATATT